AATTAGTATCATCTAAAATTGTGGCAAAAGTGCTCGGAATCAGCTCTCGACGGGTTCAGCAGTTGACCGAGGACGGTATATTCGAAAAGGAAAAACGCGGACAGTACAATATTGCGAAAACAGTACAAGCATTTGTTGCGTATAAGACGGGAGAAAGTAAACTCGAAAAGAAAGCACGGGAAGGCGGATATGATGCAGAACGAACTTTGTTAACTCGAACTAAACGGATGATTGAAGAAAACAAACTGAAGATCATGAATGGAGAATTGCACCGCTCGAACACAGTTAAAGCCGTAATGAATCGAATGTTGAATAACTTTAAAAGTAAGCTCCAGGCGTTACCATTAAAAGCAGCGCCTAAAGTGCTAGGGGAGACGAACTTGTTAGTCATTCAAGACGCGCTTCTGGATGAAGTCAATGAATGCTTAACAGAATTGTCTGAATATGACCCGAACATGTTCCACGATGAATCTGATGACATCATCGTGGATGACGACGAGGCAGGTGAAGGTGATTGAAGCACACATGCAACCTATTTAAAGGGCTGGCCAGTGTTCTAAAACCACCGCCAAAGTTTACTGCGTCGGAATGGGCCAACGCTAACGTGGTGCTATCTACAGAGGATAGCGCCGAACCAGGGAAGTATTCCACCGATAGGGCACCTTATCAAAAGGAAATGCTTGATGCGGTGAGTGACCCTGACGTTGAAAAAGTAGTCTATATGACCGGCTCACAAATCGGTAAAACCCAGCTCATTAAAAATGTGTTGGGTTATTTTATTGATTACTTTCCATCACCAATTATGTTTATGCAGCCTACAAAAGATATAGCGAAGGAATTTTCGAAAACTCGTATTGCTCCCTTTATTCGTGATACGAAAGTACTGAACGATAAAATGGCCGATGTAAAATCTCGGGACAGTGGCAATACGGTATTGAATAAGACCTTTCCTGGCGGTTACCTTACATTAGTCGGTGCGAACGCTCCAGCAGATTTGGCATCTAGGCCAATTCGTGTATTACTAGCGGACGAAATTGACCGCTATCCAGCATCAGCAGGGACGGAAGGCGACCCTTTGAGCCTAGCAGAAAAGCGTACTAATACGTTTTACAATAGAAAGCACGTGTACGCATCTACGCCATTGGCCAAAGGTACCAGCCGGATAGAGAAATTGTACCTAGGCGGTACGCAAGAAGTATGGCATATTAAGTGCCCTGCATGTGGCGAATACGTGTATCCTTCCTGGGATAAGTTCCACGCAGACGAGGATACAGGCAAGTACTACTTGGCCTGTGATCACTGCGGAACTCTATCAGAAGAGTTCGAATGGAAGAAACTGTATCGAGAGGGCAAATGGATTGCGGAAGCACCGGAGAATTTAAAGAAGTACAATTGCCGTAGCTTTCACATGAACGCGTTTGGCTCTCCTTGGGCATCTTGGGGAAAACTGCAAGATAAATACGAGGAAGCAACCAAACTCGGAACGGCTGGCGTTAAGACATTCTTTAACACTGAAATGGGTATTCCTTATGAAGAGGATACAGAAACGCTGCAATCGGAAGAACTTTACGAACGCAGAGAAGACTACGGAGCGGAGTTACCGGACGGAGTACTACTCTTAACCTGTGGTGTCGATACCCAGGATGACCGCTTAGAGTGTGAAATCGTTGGCTGGGGGAAAGATTATGAGAGCTGGGGTATACAATACTTCAGATTATATGGAGACCCTGCTTACGACGCCGTATGGAAAGAATTAGACGATATTATTTTAAATCGTACATGGTCTTATGCCGATGGTAGAAAACGGGGCGTATCAGTTACGTGTATTGACTCCGGCGGCAGTAAGACCCAATCGGTATATAAGTACTGCTCAACTAGATGGCATAAGCGCGTTTATCCTATTAAGGGTGTAGGCGGTGCAGGTAAAGACCTGATTGACGGCTTGCCTACGAAGTTGAAAAAGTACAAGACTAAATTATTTAAGCTTGGCGTAGATACAGGCAAGGAACAAATTTACAGCGACCTGAATCAAGAAAAAGGTCAACCAAGGTATTGCCATTTCCCTAAAGATCATGAAAAAGGGTATGGGAAGAAATACTTTGAAGGTCTGTTGGCAGAAATGAAAGTGTCTAAATTAGTTAATGGCCACTTCAAAGAGCAATGGGTACTGCGCCCAGGGCGTAAAAGAAATGAACCATTCGATATTAGAAACTACAATCAAGCTGCTATTGCTATTATGAATCCGAATTTCGATGCATTAGAGGCTCGGAATAGTAAGGAAGAGTATACGCCGTATCAGAATACGACGCGTGTAGTAAAAGCGGGCGATGCACCGAAGAAACGAACGAGACGACGCGTTAGAGGAGGAGGAATACGATTATGACAATCCTACAAAGGATTATGGAAGAATTAAATATTCGTGAAGTACACGAAATACCTACCGCTCTAACAAAGGCGTTGCTAGATTCGAATACCCGTTCGGTACTTTTGAAGGCGATAAAACCGTACTATTCGTATGAAGCGTTACTTGCTGAATTCGAAGAACATAGTGCAGATAGAAAAAACTATATGCAAGATTACACGCCACAATGTGTGCTAGATATAATCGGCGGTATTACCTCCGGCGGTGATGTTCGTGATGTGTGTGCAGGAATAGGCGGGCTGTCTTTGGCTAAATTTAAGTCGGATACTACCGTGACACTAAGGCTTGAAGAGTATTCAAAAAATGCGATAGCTTTTATGCTGCTTAATCTGTTAATAGCTAATATAGATGCGGAAGTAGTAGAGAAGAACGTTCTTACTGGTGAAGAGCTTGCATACTATAAAGTGGAATCCGCAGCATCTGGCTTTGGCCAAGTAGCTAAAGTAGATATGCTAGGAAGTAAAAAATATGATACCGTGATTAGTAATCCTCCGTATAGTCAAACAGGGGTTCCACAAATGGATGAACGTTTTGAAGGATATAAATTGACACCAAAGAGTAAAGCCGATTTTGCTTTTATACTCGACGGACTTTATTCATTAAATGCTTCTGGCACAGCTGCCTTTATCCTGCCGCACGGTGTACTTTTCAGAGGACAGGCAGAGGGCGATATACGACGTAAGCTGATTGAGGATAATTTACTTGATGCGGTCATAGGGCTACCGTCTAATCTGTTTACAAATACAAGTATACCCGTGTGTATATTGGTATTTAAGAAAAATCGCGCTAACAAAGACGTATTATTTATCGATGCACAAAAAGACTTCGTTAAGCACAAAAATAAAAATATAATGACCGCCGAACAGGTGGAAAAAGTAATTAAAGCGTGCAAGGACAGGGCAGATATAGAGCGATATTCTAGTAACATTAGCATGTCTACTATTTTAGACAATGACTATAATCTGAATATTCCACGCTATATTGACAGCTTTGAGCCGGAAGAAATACCAGATGCGGTACAGCTCGCTAAAGACTTAAACGAAATTAATCGAGAAAGCCGTACTTTGGGATTAGAAATTGCGGAGATGTTAAAGCAATTAGTTTGTACGGATCCGGACGCACGGAAAGAGCATGACGAATTTGTAAAAGAATTTACAGAGTTTTTGGTATCCTCTGATAACGCGTGTACAGTTGAGGAGCAAGAAGCAGTGATAAAAAAAATAGAAGATGTTAAGAAGTATCTACTTCAAAAGATGTTCGCGTAATGTTAAGAAATTACAAGAAAATTAAAATTACGGAAGTTGCGGATATACTAGGGAGACCTAAGAAGAATCAAATATATCCGTCTGGCTGTATTTGCTTGCAAGTATCGGCTAGTAAAGGGGAGTTGGTGTATTTAGCTGAGGCGCAACAAGTTGACGCTAAATATGTAGTGATTCAACCACGAAACGCAATCCCTTATTATTTATTTTTAATGATAGAAAAGGCAATGCCTGAATTTCTATATAAATATAGGCAAGGTCTAAATATATCAGCTCATGACATCAAACATATGGAGATATTGTGCCACACGGATGTGGAAACGCAGGCTTTAATAAGCATGATGTTCCAATCTATGCGTGGCACAAGTCTAAGCGCTCAACAAGGGCGCTTTTTTAATGCGTGAAAGGAGGTGAAAGGATGGCAGAATGGACAATATATGAGGCAAAAGAGCATTTACAGGCGT